CGTCGGCCAGCGATGCGGCTTTCTCCTCGTCGGATGCGCCACGCCGGAGGTTCCTAAAATCATACGCATCGCCTGCGTGCGCCCTAATCTCCGGCTTCCAGTCTTTCATAAAAGACCAGAGCGCGCCCACGCTCGCCGCGTCAGCCATGTCGCCATGACTGTCGCTGACTACGATGAAGCGTTGCGCGCCTTTAGACATCGAGTGCGTCGCTTAGGTCGATCAAGGCAAGCCCACCGCCAGCAAGCAACGTCTCGACCTTTGCGGCCTCATAAAGTTGAGCCGCGACTTGATGATCAGCGAGCGCAGTTGAACCAAGATACTGCGTGAACTTCGCGCCGCTGAGTCGGAGCTTTGCGATGACTGGCACGAGGTAATCCGCACCGGCCTGCGCGTGCGCCGCGTCGAGGTAGAGGGCGAAGATAGCCGAAGCCTCCAGCGTTGACCGATCCCAGCGATACGAGGTTAGGCGAATATAATTACCCGAGACACCGGAAGGCAGAGCGATTGTTTTTTGGAGAGCCATGTTAATTGTATTCCGTGAAGTCTAAGTTGAATCGGTAATTGCCTGCACCAATGTTGCTGCCGTCCAAGGTCGAGGCGCGAACGTAAGCGGTCGAAGAACTGTTTGAACCGTTGTCGAAATCGTAATTCGTGAGAAAGTCCGCATTGACGCACCAACCAACGCCCACGTCTGGCTTGGTCGAGAATCCACGGTTGGAAATGTCCACCGAGAACGTCTCGGTTGGCGAACCACCGGAGAGCGCGACGACGTGCGATGCTTGAAACACGGCTTGGACTTGGCGCACGCTCGATGCAGCAGATGCTCCAGTCTTGATGCCGCTCACCTTAACGTCGCTCGTGTCCTGTGAGCTGACCGTGCCAGCTCCTAGGAACGCATTGTTGTTGGCTAATCCGAGAGAAGCCCAAGCCGATGCGACGCCGCTGCGATTAACTGCGCGGAGAAAAGTATATCCGGTTGTAAGAGTCGCGGCATACAAACACATCGTGTTATTCTTGGTAGACACCAACGAGTTTGATCCGCCCGCCTCGCCAAACCAAGTGAAGTCAGTCGCGCTACTGCTGTTCGACGCGGTCGCTTTGATTTCGTAATGATCAAAATCCAACTCGGTATTCGGAGTCCAAGATGCGCGCGTGCCGAAATAATACTCGCGCGTGCTCTCAATGAGCTTAGGCGTCACGCCGATCTTAGACAGACTTGAACCGCTCGGCGTAGCAGGAGCCGTTGAGTTAGTCGGTGCGGTCTGACTCAACACGCTCGATACTGGTGAGAGCGCACCCGAAAAAGAAATGCCTCGCGCTGCGAATTGATACGACTCACCGACGGTCAGATCGTCGATTGATACCGCATAAGAAACCGAGGAAGCGATTTGATTGCCGATAATGAAGTCGCTCGCGCCTGTGCGACGATAGAGAACATCGAGCGCAACAGCTCCGGTTGGAAGCGGTGGAGCCGTGAGCGAGACGCGCGCGAATGAACCACCGTCCGTAGATACATAGACAGTTGTGCTGATAAGCGTCGGCGCGTTTGGCGTGCTTGGCGCGCTAGGATCAATCGGTCCAGCGGTGATGACTGATGGCGTGGCTTGGACGTAGCTGGTAAAGCCGCTGACGTTCTCAATCGTGTCGTAGGCATTGAGCCAGTAATAATAAGTCGTGCCAATCGTGACCTCTGTGTCCACGAACCGCGATGCACGCACCTCGGCAATCTTGTTCGTGTTCGCGTTTGCTGGAGTAACCGCTGTCGTGTTTCGGTAAATGCCGTACTCTGAAAAGTCTGGCTCGGTGTTGTCGTTCCAATCGAGCGAGACCAACCTGCCCGTTCCGATGACGGCGGATAATCCGGTCGGAGTCGCAGGCGGCGTCGTGTCTGGCGCAACCGTGACCGAGCTGTTGACGTAGCTCGTGCTGATTCTAAAATACGATTCGCCGAAGATTCGCACGTTGTAGTTAGTGCCTATCTTCACGTCGGAGCTGATAAAATCCTCGGTTTGGTCGCCTTCGACTCGGCTCCATGTCAGATACGTCGTGCTCGTGCTCGGCTTGTATTCGATGACGACTGCGCCACCGCTCTGGATAAACTCACTCGGAGGCGGAGTCCACTTGACTTGTATGCGCGGAATAATTGTTCCGTCGGCTTGAACAAACTGCGTGGTTCCGTCCGCCGTCAGCGTTAGTCCAGATGGTGCACCGAGAGTGAACGGGTCGGGCAAGGTCGTGTTTGGCGAGTCGGCAACATAAACCTCGTCGGACACCGTCCACGAGTAAACCGAGGACGCGGTTTCGCGCAGAGTCATGTCGATGTATAGCTGCGGCGGATTGCCGTCCGTTGCAAAGTGCCACTCCATCACTTCGAAAACCTTCGACGACCAACCGAGCTTTGCGTTGGTAATCATGACCGTGTCGCCCGCGCGAACTTGCATTGCCTCTAGGCGGAAGCGTGCAGTGAACGTGATTTCCTCGCGCGCGCGGCGCAGCTCGATCACGGCCAAGCGTTGAGCGCAGGATGCGGAGGTTGTAAACGGCAGAACAACGTCGCGATAATAGCGCGTGTTGTTGTCGTTCGTAACGTAGGTTGCCGACGAGATCGTCGGAAAGTCTGAGACCTGCCAGTTGTTCGACTCGCTGACATAAACGCCTTTGACCGAGTTCACGCGATCACGCGCGCTCGTGCGGGTCTGGATGTTGAGCGGGCCGACGAAGTGCTTTTCGGTGAGCGTCACCGTTGGGATGCGATAGCCGCCAGCGTAAGCCACTATCTTGCCGCCAGAGTACGCGATGAGTCCGCCCATCGCCGAGAGGAGCTTGCCGATGTTCTCGTCGGGCGACGCGCTCGTGGCGATGACGCCGTTGCATTCGTAGCGGTTTTCGTAGGTTGCCGGTACCGTAATCGGCTTCACCTCGACATCCTCGTCGCAGATGTTAGCGGCCGCATTGATCGCGGTGACGTCAATCTCGGTCGCGTCCATGCCCATGCCGACAGCCGAGTCGGTGAGATAGTCACGCAAGCACAGCGCAGGATTGGCCGAGTAAGCCGTCGTGCTCGTGCGCGTATCGAGTACCTTCTTGCCTTTGATGACTGCCGAGATGTTCGGAATACCGCTCGGAAATTTCTCGGTGTCCCAAGTTAGGCGGACGTATAGGTAAGCGATACCGTAAAGCGTGTGTGCAGTTGTCCACTTTCCGTCCGTCAGACTATTAGTTTCAGCAACAAGAAAAGAGTCAGCCGCTTGTGTTGTGCTTCCAAGATGCTTGTAGACGTTTGCAACTCCGCTATAAAAGCCCGTTGCTGCGTTTCCAGAAAGACCAACGAGGTCGTCGTTGAAATATACCTCCTCGATTTCTTGAATTTCGTGGCCAGCTAGAGCGATAACGATGTTTAAATACTCGTTTTTGCTTCCGGTCGTGGACATATAAACCACGGTTCCCGATGCGCGGCAGCGACCATAAACAATCGTGCGCGCAGCGATTGGCGAACGCACCATTTGCGAGCGTTGCGAAAGCGATGAATCGGAATAACTCGGAGCCTTTGGCGCGAGGAGCTTCGACGCGGCCATTGAGGACGCGGTTATTGCGATGAACTTAATGACTGCCGCCAAAAATTTGACCGCCTTAATTGCGCCCGCGACGGTGGCGAAACTGAAATTTGATAAAACAGCGATTGCGATTGCTTGTGGCATTTTTAGATTCTCCAGAAGCGCGTTTCCACGCCGTCGTTTAATTCAGCAAACAAAAGTCCATCCTTGCCGACGAACGCTGCCGTTGAACCAAGCATGATTCCCATCGTGTCGCCGTTGCCGCAATCGCGCACCGCAATGTCACCGCGAGCCGCGAATCCTTGGACGATTGGCTTGAAGCCTAAAGGCTCCATGTGCGTCTCAATAGTTCCTATCAGTCCGCCGTGTTTTTCCAGCACGCGCACGCCAGAAAGCGCGCGGTCGTAGGTTCCGCGCAAGGTCGCCGCTGGGTCAAGTCCGGTGCAAAGCTGAATCCAGTCAGCACCAAACAGACAGCAATCGTTCACGCCCCAAGCGAAAGGCTCGTTGCGTTTGCGGTCAATGTAGGCGGCGAGAGCTTCGGGCCAGTTGGCGCAGCGGGTCGGCATGGTTAATCGTATTCAGTCGGGCCGTAGTTTCCGCCAGCGTTGTCGTTTACCGGCGCGGACATCTTCGCG